TTCTTCTGTTGTCATGATGTTTTGTTTTTTGTTTTTTCAAAGATAATACTAAAATAAATACAAAGTATATAAATTATATAAAAATATAAAAATAATTTAAAAAAAGTGTGAGGTCAACTCCCCACACATTGCAACACATTTTAAACCAGTTACTTATCTCTTTAACACCTTGCGCCACACTGCCAACTGCTGGGCAATTACTGCGGCTCTTTTAAGGTTGCCCTGTTCTATTTTCTTTGCATGGCTTCTTATGCTCATGAGATCCATGTTCTCTGGTGGCTCTTTCAATGCCAGTTCCTTGGCTTCTTCCCAGAGTGCCCTCTTTTCCCCTTCTTCGTATGTTACCATGTCAAACTGCAAACACATATCATACCAGTACAATGGCACGGCTGTGTAATCTTTACCTTTAAATTCTTTTAGCATAGTAGGAAAGTTGGCATATAACTCCTCCCTTGTCTTCCGGGCCCTTTCTTCCATGTTTGCATTATGCCGGAGTGCAGCAACCTCATTGTCATGAGCTGCAATTATTTTCCTCCGGTAGATTATATAAGCATTTAATATTTTACCGATGGTGTGCATATTAGCCTTGCCATAAAATTTAACATCTTCATCCAGGTCAAGTGACTGGGCCGCAAAGAGGCGGAAAGCTATTTCAATTTCATTAGCAGCTATCTGCCCAAATGTTTTAATAATTTCTTTAGTAACTGTTGAATAAAATGCAATGTCTCCATCAATGCCATAGATGGGGAAGAGTGCAGAAAGTGTATTTAAGACTTGACGATAGCTATCTTTAATGTCAATGTTTGCTATCCTGTTTGGTCTTGCGTCAATGATAGCTTGTTCATCCTGGTTGTGTGGTTGGTACTTGGTAAGATTCATCTTTCTTTTTTTTGTTGTCTTGATAATATTTGTTAACTCGTTCGCGGTGTATTTCCTTGTGATTGTCTATCCACTCCCTGCTGTTGTCTATCATCCTCCTCTTCCGATTATCATCCAGTAGAAAATACCAAAGCCTGTATCGTTGTTTCCTGTTAGCTGTGATTCTGTCCTTTTGTTCCTGTGACATAGTTGCCCATTTCTCTCTTGCTCTTTGTGATATCTTCTCCTTATTGTTCTCGTAGTATTGTTTCTGCTTTCTTTTCCTTTCTTCCAGCATTTCTTCATTTAAATTTGACTTCCATTTGTTTACATATCCATTTATCTTTTCCCTATTGATAACTCTGTACACTCGCAAATAGTCATTGCGTTTTATCCTATCTTCCTCTGTCATATTGTTCCTCTTTGCCTCTTGGTATAGCCTTTGATACTCCTTTCTTTTTGCTACTTCCTCTGGGCTCATGTCTTCATACTTCATGTTGTTTATACTTTTTAGTGAATGAATATAATTGCTGTTTTTCTCTCTGATAATTTCTGTATTTCTCTTTCTGCTCTGGTGTCATGGAGTGGTACTTTGCCATTTTGTATTGGTTGTTCTTGTCTCTAAATAATCTCCATTCCTCATAGGTCATGTTGTCTCTCTTTCGCTGCATATATGCCTTCATGTAGGCGTTATACTCTTCCTTCGTCTTCATAGCTTCCGTGTTTCATGGTTGATATTCATTTACGAGCCTCTCAATTTCCTCCTGTCTCCGCTTCTCCTGTGCGGCAGGGTTGGAATACATAAATTTTGTATAGATGTTGTTTGCCTGTGAGTAGATATTGCTAATAGTAAAATTTGCCTTTAGCCACTTATCGCTGATTTGCCATGCAGCAGTGGTAAACATTCTCACCATTTCATCGGTTGCCTGCTCACTAACAGATACCTTCTTTAGCCACGTTACTAACTTTTTGCAGTTTGCACCATCCTTAGCTGTCATGATATAATTATTCTTATCAGAAGGATAGGTCACACCGGCAAGCCGTTCATAGGTGGAGGCAAAGGCGGAAAAGCAGAGGTAGGTCTCGGAGGGCTCTCGCTCTACCTTTTCTTTAGCGCAACTTTCTTTTGGGTCACAGTCAGTGTTCAGAGAATCATGGTAAGCCTGGCGAGAGAAAGGATTTTTAATTTTTGTTTTAGGAGGAGTGAAAGGCATTTCACAACATTTATCTGTTGTATTATTATCTGTATTATTAACTGTATTACTATGTTGCTGATTTCGGCTACTCTGCTTTGTTGTTTTTAGCGATTCTGCTTTGCTATTTTTAGCAAACCTGCTTTGTTGAGGATGCAATTTAAGTCCTCTGTTTCTGCCATCAGTAAATACAACAACAATGTATTCTCTTTTCTTTAAGTCGCTGATAATATGAGCAACTCTACTTTCAGACAACTGCACAAACTTTGCTAAGTATTCATTGGAGGCAAAGCAGCCGCGGTCGGAGTTGTCCAGGGAATCAATTTCAACTAACAATACTTTCTCTATAATAGATAAGTCAGTGTTGAGCCATATCTCTTTAGGTATCCAGACTCCTTTAAAATCTCTATTTTCTTTCATAGTTCTAATTTAGCTTGTTTACCATAATTATTATTAAAAACAATAGCTTGTATAGCGTATTCATCCATTATGTTTATTGGAATCAACATTGTTTTAATTGTAGGAAGAGTTTGAACTACTCTGTAAGTACCACTTTTTAACATCCTTCTCAGTACAATTTTATCAACTATCCAACACATATCATAATTACCAATTACATAATAAATAGTGTTATCCTCTCGTAATATTCCCGATGGAATCCATTTGTCATTACTTTCATTTATCTTTTCGTAAACTTCAATAGCTACATTATTTGTAGCCTCACAATAGCCATGAGTACAATCACCTGTTGACCTTGCATCGTACTTTATTTCATAGCCTTGCAAACTTTCTCCTTGTTCAAATTGATATTTTTTACTACTATACGGCTGTATGACAATGCCATAATCTCTAAGTAGTTGTCTTATTATAAAGTCTTGAAATTCTAATCCAATTTCAAAAGAATCTTTGTGTTTATTATTTCCTTCGTACATATTAATTATTACTTTGATTACCAAATACGTCCCATCCTTCAGGTGTTTCCCTTGCAAATAATTCTATTTTATTGCCGTATGTGTAAATAGTTTCTATAATTTCTCTAAATACATTAGGCTTCTTTGAATGCTCTGTTCTTTCTTCGCTAACTACACTATCAAATAATCTTTTTACATCTGGAGTACACGCTCCTTTAGTGCATACTAATAATATTTCATGGCGTACACTGTTATAATGTCCCATGTTATGTTTTATTTTATCCCAAATAAATGTAGTCTTATATGTAAATCCCCATGCTTTAGCTACTTCCAATGCCTCTGGCAAATGTGGAGATGTACTCCATAAAAATAAAACTGCATCTTTTTCGGTAATATCTTTTATTGGCATTGCACATATATCATGTGTATCCATTAATAAATAATAATCTTGAGGTTCTGTTGTTCCAAGAGGCATTGAATTTCCATACTTCCAAGGTGGGTCGGCATAAATGATTCTGTATTTTTTATCCTTTATTTCTACATCTTGCTTTTCAAAAGTATCTCGTATTTCCTTTCTTTTTAACTCTACCTCCTCCTTCTTTATTTCCTTGTATGCCTCATTGATTGACATTTGCCCAGTGTTCAACTTTTCCTTTACCTCTGGTGTAGCGTTAGATTGTATCTTTTTTACTTTGGCAATTGTGTCGTGTGAAACATTGGCAAGCTTTGCAATTTCTTGACGTGTATCAATTTTTTCAATTATAGGCTTTGCAGATATCTGCAAACCCTTTCCAAAATTTTCACCACTTAAAACAAGATTTTCCTTTGCCTTTTCTATAAAAACATTTTCAATTTCTAAGGCTAAAACACTTCTCCAATAATTAGATAAATTTCTTCGTCCAAATTGGTTGTAAATCATCCATACCTTAACTAAAAAAATATTATCAAACTCCTTTTCAAGTGTTTCATAATTAATATCATGTTCTTGCGCAATCCTGTATCGGTTGTGCCCATCGATTAAAATGCCATTCCATGTAATTAATGGCTCGCGTATTCCTTCTTCAAGAATGTTGCGTTCCAGCTGCTTAAATTCCTCGTTTGATAATGGAGGAATAAGGCTTTCAAGTTCCTGTAATATTTTCATGTTATTCTATTTTTTCTATACCATAAGGACTTAATCCCAAATCAATTCTTTTAAATAAATCGTCACCAATATTTTCTTGATACATTATATCAATTACACTACCATTACATTTAGGATAATCTCTACACATAATCCAAATATGACCTTTAACAGATCTATTTACCTGTAAATCTTTTATTTTGTAGTCTTTATCACAATGAATACATAAGCATCTATCCTTTTGCTTTGGAATAGGGTAAAACGGAAAGTTTTCTCTAAATAATTTAGTCCTTTCTTTTCCTTGATAAGTTATGTGCTTTTTTGGCATAAGTAGAAAAAAAATGCCCCAATAGCTAGACATCTATCGGGGCAAAGGTGAAACAAAGATTTGCTTCAAGCTCCTTTGGGACGTTGTCTAGTCCGTTCCAAAGGAAATGTAAATATACACTATTTTTTAAAAATCGTTATATTTAATTTTACCACCTTGATGTGCAAACATAAAAGGATAGTCTTGATACTCTGGATTTGAATCCCATAGCTCTTTAAGTGCTTCTTTAGTATGGCATTGCCTTACTTTAATAAGTAGTTCCTCTGGGTCAATTTCACCATCTGGTAAAACTTTAGTAGCTATAACATCCTTTTTCTTATCTAAACCATCTCCCCAATACCTTACTCCATCGGCTGGTTTTTCAAGCGTAAAGCGTACTTCAGTTTCTGATACTTCTACAAAATAACCTAAGTTTTCCATAAATAAATGTCTAATAAATGTCTAATAAATCTCTAATTCTTTTCCGAAATTTGTTTCACCTCATTCCTATCCTCAATAAATCCACTGCCATGACTCCCTCCCACTATTTTTAGATACTGGTTTTCCACGCTGGCACTATTAATAATCACCTGGGCAACATCTGCCACAACCTTGGCTTTGGCAATGTCGTATGTGGAGTCGGGGTCGGTTAGTTCTTCGAGAACAGAAAAGAGGTGGTTGCGGAGGTCGCTGATTTTGTTTTTCATTTTGTTAATCTTTTAATTAAGTCGTTAAAATTATCTTGGCTTGTTCTGCCAACTCTGCGTTTATCATCGCCAAACATTTCTAATTTGTACTGCAAATCATGGAGTTTATTAAACACTCCTAATTCTTTATAATAAGGATTTTCTACTACTTTGTACTTATACTCCGCCATTGCTTCCGCTAATATCCGAGCTTCATCTTTTGTTAGTCTCATTTTACAATGTCTTTAATCTGGTTAATTAATATTTGCACTTCTTTTAATTCCTGCGGTATCTTGTAGTGATTGCGATTTAACACAGCCAAATCTCTCCTGGTGACAAGGCAGAGGTTACTAATGTCATCATTGTATTTATTACCATCCAATTTAAACACACACATATCTTTAGGTATTGGGCCATGCACTTGTTCCCAGTTGTATCGGGAAAGGCTCATCCATTTATGATTAGCATATTTAATCTCCATATAGGAATTAATATCTCTAATACTACCTATCGGTAATTCATTGTGTGGTACATTACCTTTTTGAAATACTCCTGTGAGCTTTGCTTTATGTTGTTCGGACAATTTTTGTCCTTTGTTCCATGGAGTGTGCCCTTCATGAAAGCAGGTTCTTCTTGCTCTGTTACTTGTCTCTACGTTTTCCCATTGTTTAAGGGCAACTTGCCTGCAATTACTTCTAATATACTCTTTTGTTTTCTTTAAGCCCATGGCATGGGCTTTGTTGCTAATAGATGTAGAAGTGTGGGGCATCCAGGTGGCAATGACCTTGTTAGGAGTGTTAGGGTATAATCTTGTAATTATTTCTATCTCCTCATTACTAAACATTTGTTTTTTCCTTTTACTACCTTTTACCATGACTATCATTTTTAACAAACAACAATCCCCATGATGTTACGTCTGTAACATTTTGCAAAAAGTCAAAACCTTGTTTCTTAAACAATTCTATCCATTCCTCTTTTTGTTTAATGTTTATGTGTCCCCATTCAATGTCCCAAG